GACATGGGCGGCGGCATGGACCTCGGTGGTGGCATGGACATGGGCCTAGGCGGCGAAGAAGGTGCAGCCCCTGGCGCCACTGGTAAAGTTGCCGATGACGCTGATACAAAATTTGCCGACAAACCCGGCGGCGTTGCTACGCAAACAATGGAAGCGTTTTATGATGCGTTGGCAGAAGATGTCGATGAAGACACCGTTTTGGAAATTGAATTAGACAATTTGGATTATAACGCGGTCCGCGGCCAGGGAAAGGACAAGATTACTCCAATGCGTGAAGCTAAAGAGCTAGAAGAGGCATCGACGCCAGAATGCGAACGCGATATTGATTGCGACGATCGCGACAAGGACGTCTGCAGGGCCGGCAAGTGCGTAGATCTGTCAGCAGTAAGTGAAGATGTTTCCCTCGACGAAGAGCTTTTAGAAGAATTGGCTGAAACGCTTACAATGGATTACAAAGATCAGCCTAGTGGTGGTTTTGCCAACGGCCAGATGAAACCAACAAATGCTTTTCATGATACACAAATGGTAAGAGACATCGCCTTTGCCATTGAAGAATATGGTGAAGAGCAAAAAGAAAAGAACGACAAGTTGCAAAAGGAAAACAAGCAACTTAAAGAAAAAATTAATTTTGTTGCAACTGACAACAAAAAATTAATAGAATCAGTTAAACTGATTAAAGAAAAGTTTATAGACGTTCAGCTTATGAACGCCAAACTTTTTTATACAAACCAAACATTGATGGATGCCTCCTTGAATGAGCGACAAAAGCTTAAAATTGTCGAATCTATTAATAAGGTTGAAACAATAGAACAGGCGAAAGTCGTTTATGACGCGCTTCAGGGCTCATCGGCTTCTTCTGGAAAGAAGACAGCAGAATCGTTGAGCGAAGTAGTAAATAGTCGACATTCATCTTCTATTCTTTTGCGTTCACAAAAAGGTGAAAAGCAAAACAACAATAATGATAGATTTGTTGATCGCATGAAGCGATTGGCAGGTATCGATAAACCATAGGAGGATTACATTATGTCAAACATTGTTGAAAGATTAACAGAAAATATTGTTTCTCGTGATCTTGCAAAAGAAGGCGCTGCTCTGCTTACTAAGTGGGAGAAGACCGGTCTTTTAGAAGGGATTGAGAATGATAGAAAGAAAAATAGTATGGCGGTTCTGCTAGAAAACCAAGCCAAGGAACTTCTCCGCGAAGTTTCAAGTATGGCCTCGGGTGGCGATGTTGAGGGCTTTGCGGCCGTCGCGTTTCCGATCGTCCGTCGTGTATTCGGCGGATTACTGGCTAACGATCTTGTTAGCGTCCAGCCGATGAGTTTGCCCTCGGGCCTCATCTTCTTCTTGGACTTCCAGAAGACCACTGGTCGTTTGGGCACCGTCGCGCAGGATTCTGTGTATGGCGGCGGCGTAGTTGGCCAGCAAGTCACTGGCGGCGTCGACCTGAAGGATGAGAATGGCGAAGTTGCATTTTACAGCCTAGATCAGGGTTATGCTGCAACTACCGGTTCAACCACTGGTATTGGCCTTAACTTGATCGCTACCGGTACCGTTGGTGGTACTTGGGGCCTCGTTCCCAACTCTGACGGCGCTGGCCAAAACGGCGGCATTACCGATTTCACCGCTGGTGATAACTTGGTTAATTACGATCCGGATCTCGACGGTACAAAGGTTGCTGTGGGCTATTGGGCTGACGGCATTGGTACTCTAGAGGGCTTGCAGTGGAAGAAGGATAATTACATTAGTATTACCGGTTCATTCATTAAGCAAGGTGACGCCGTTGCGCTATCTCGTATGGCTCGTCGTTTGACTAACTCCAGTACGAAGTATGCTAAGCCTTCTGCGAACCACACTGGCTCGCACGTTTGGATCGTTCAGTATGCAACTGGTTCTGAGAGCTTTACCCAGCTATCTGCGTCGTTCATCGACTTTGATAGTGTTGAGTTCGCCACTGAAGACAACTTTGATAACGTCGGCAGCCGCGCTTTAGGCGGTGTTGTTGGCGCTGATCTTTGGGGCTTGGAGCAAGCAACAAATGCTGTTGGTGCTACTGCTGGTATTATTCCGGAAATCGACATCAAGGTTGATTCCGTAAGCGTTACCGCAGTTACCAAGAAACTCAAAGCTAAGTGGACTCCGGAATTGGGTCAAGACCTTAATGCTTATCACAATCTTGATGCTGAAGTTGAGTTAACCTCGATTCTTTCAGAGCAAATTGCTCTTGAAATCGATCGTGAAATTCTTAACGATCTCGTCAAGGGTGCTACTAGTAAGCTTTACTGGTCGCGATCACCGGGCCTGTTCGTTAACCGCGAATCAGGTACCGAAGTTGGTGCAACCTCGGCTGCTCCCGACTTCACTGGTACGGTTAGTGAGTGGTATGAGACGTTGTTAGAGACCATCAATGATGTCTCTGCTCGTATCCACCGTAAGACGCTGCGAGGCGGTGCGAACTTTGTCGTTACTTCACCTGAAGTTGCTAGCATCATGGAAATGACTGCTGGCTTCAGAGCTTCAGTCGCTGTTGACGGCGAATCAGGCACTGCTGGGGCTGTTAAGGCCGGTAGCGTCAATAAGAAGTGGGACGTTTACGTTGATCCTTATTTCCCAAGAAACTTGTGTTTAGTGGGACGTAAGGGCAATAGCTTCTTAGAGAGCGGCTATGTATATGCGCCATATGTGCCATTGCAGGTTACGCCTACTATCTTTGGACCGGAAGACTTCGTGCCCCGTAAGGGTGTCATGACGCGCTACGCGAAGAAGATGGTTCGTCCTGATATGTACGGCTTAGTTGTTGTACGTGGTCTGGTTGGCGAGTCTGGTGCGACTAGCTAAATCAGCTAAATAGGAATTATATTCCGGCCCCCGCTCTTCGGAGCGGGGGTTTTCTTTTGTGGTGAACTATTTATAAGTGAATGAGACATCTCATTCACAACTTAGTTATCGGGTAGACTTTGAGCTACCCCCCAGTATTGCTGAAATAGACCAATGCGGGGACATGATTATAAATGGAGGGTTTTTAACTATGGGTACAAAAAGAGTGGGCCTCGCGAGAATAGAGGCATTAATAGAAAATTTGAAAAGACCGGTAATCGATATGAATCAGAGAAGAATTCTGCGTGCTAGTGACTTTACCGCCGATGCATATACTTTAACAGTGGCTGACTCTGGCAAAATTATTTTGCTTGATGAAGATGCGGCAACCACGATAACGATGCCAGCAGTTAAGACTGCCGATATCGGTATTACTTACACGATCATCGAAACAGTGGCCAGCGACAACGATCGCACAATCAACACTGCATTTAACAATGATTATTGGGTTGGTGGCGTGGCTAATTTGCCAACAGGTGTGGAAGCCGGCTCAAAACCATTTGTGCCCGCTGCCGCTACTAATACTCAAATCACATTTGATGACAACTTACAGAACGGGGCTGGAGCGCTCGGTTCTTATGTACGGCTGACAGCGATTTTAGCTGGTAACACCGAAGCCGGCGGCGGCGCTAAGCTTGTTTGGCTCGTTGAGGGCGTTATGGGCACTGCGGATCCAAATGGTACTGGTGCAGCCATCTTTACCTAATAAGTAATAGTTAATCTTTAACTATCTTATTAAACCCCCCAACCTCGCGGTTGGGGGGTTTTCTTTTGTGTTTAATAGTTGATCAACATATGTTAAAATAATATTTCACAAGGAGTTCGTTATGGGAAAGAAGCGAAGAGTTAAAAAATATCTTCAAAAATTTGGTAATAAATTTAAAGCTAAATTTAGCGTTTTTCTTCAAGAAGCTAAGATAGAAGAGCCACAGCCCGAAATTATAGAAGAAAAAGAAGAAGTTGCTGCAATAATTAATGAGACTCCAACTTTAGAAAGGGTAAAACCCGAAGAAGTTGTTGAGCCAAAGGCAAAGCCAAAGCCAAAGGCAAAGCCAAAGGCAAAACCGGCTGTTAAAAAAAGACAAAGAGTTACAAAAAGAAAAACAACAAAACGCAAAACCACTTAAGCAATCTTTTTTGTTGCCGCTCAACTAATTACCAATAGGAGAATTAGTGAATGGCGAAACCAACTCTAACACCGGCTAGTACTATAAATGCAATTGTTTTACCGGTAACGGGAAATATTGACAATATTTCCAGCACTCTTCCTTATGGCATGTACTCAACAGAAGAGACTTTTTTGCAAGCTGCAAAAGATCAAGTTGCATATGTTTATAAGAAACTTGGCGGCGATGTTTTAAATGTAGAATTAACAGAAGGGAACGTATATGCTGCTTATGAAGAAGCAGTATTGGAATATTCTTATATTGTTAATATTCATCAAGCTAAAAATTCGTTAGGCGACTTACTTGGCACTACAACTGCTTCGTTTGATCAGGATGGAGAAATAAAGGTCGGTGATGATTTGGCAGGAAAGAATATAGAATCTAAATATCCTAGATTTACATTCCATTATGCACAACGCGTCGGCGACGGTGTTGCCGATCGCTCATCTTTCACCGCTGGCGGCGCCGCAAACGTTTATTCGGCGTCTTTTAGTTCCACTTCTAGTGTACAAGATTATGATCTACAAGATATAGTATATTCAGCTTCAATTGATTCTAATAATTCATATTTTCCGTTTTATGGAAAAGTTGGACAAAATAAAATTACTATTAAACAAATGTATTATAAAACTAATAGAGCGCAATGGAGATTTTTTGCTTATTATGGTGGCTTAAATGTTATAGGCAATTTACACTCCTACGGTCAATATTCAGATGACTCAACTTTTGAAATTATTCCTGCGTGGCAAAATAAATTACAAGCCATCCAATATGAAGATAGTATTAATACGAGAGTTTCACATTTTTCATATGAAATACTCAACAATAAACTTCGTATATACCCCAGGCCAACTGATTTTGGGCCTAGTAAATTTTGGTTTAAGTTTATAGTTGAAAATGAAAACGATCCTTGGGAAGAGGCAGATGGCACTAGAAAAAGGGGCATTGACGGCGTTAATAATATCAATACGCTGCCTTATGCTAATATAAAATATATAACAATCAATTCCATAGGCAAACAGTGGATACGTCGGTTCGCCTTGGCACTTTGTAAAGAAATGTTGGGCCAAATACGAGGGAAGCTCGGTGGAGTTATTCCAATTCCCGGCGACACTATAACACTTAATTCCAGCGATTTATTAGGCCAGGGGAAAGACGAGCAAGATAAGCTGAGAGAAGAGCTTAAAACAATTTTGGATGAGTTGACATATGCTAAGCTGGCAGAAAAAGATGCGGCAATCTTAGAAAGCACTACGAAAACTCAAGGCATGGTGCCGCTTCCAATATTTGTGGGGTAAATGAATGGCAGACAATGAATGGAAACAACCAGATGCGCCACCACCGCCTTTATTTATTGGTGATAAAGAAAAAAGACTAGTTAAGCAAATCAACGATGAGGTTGTTGAGCGCATTGTTGGACAAACTGTTTTGTATTATCCAATAAGCGTTGAGCATTCGAACTTTCATGAAACTTATGGCGAGGCAATAGAAAAATCATTTTTGCCCCCCATTAGAGTTTATGCCTTGGTTGAGTGGGAAGGGATTATAACTGAAACTGGAAAATTTGGCGTAGATAGAAAGTCGACTATAACTGTGCATTTCCACAAAAGAAGATTAACAGAGGATCAAGATTTATTTGTCAGGGAGGGTGACTTTGTTTTGTTTGGAAGTATTTTTTATGAGATAACTCAACTGGATGAACCAAAATTACTCTATGGTGAGCCGACGTCGAGATTTGAAATTGTTGCGAAATGCACAAGAGCAAGAGAGGGCAAGTTTAATGCCAAGTGAAAAAGTTTTAAATTTAAAGCCTTCAAACTTTGAAACAATTGATAAAGCTGTTTTAAAGTGGGTGGATGAAATATTGGGTTTGCACGCAACTACAAATGATGGTTGGAAAAAAGTGCCGGTTGTTTGGATTACTGCAGAGCGCGCATTTCAAATAAAACACAAAAAAGAAATGAGAAGTGTTGATTCTGAATCTTTGATCTTTCCTTTAATGACAATTGAAAGAAGTGGAGTAACTAAAACTCCGGTGAGCAAAAGACCGATACCCGGAAATATATTTCCAAAAGATGATTATAGAAAAGGCTCTTTCTTCTTAACAAGAAAAATAAATCAAAATAAAACTAGAAATTTTGCAAATAAAGATAGAAGAAGAGTGTATGGACAAGTTAATTTTCCAAATAGAGATGGATTTGGAAAGAAAATTAAAAATGAAAAAATTGTTTACACGACGATGACAATTCCAATGCCAGTTTATTATGATGTAGAATATACTATTAATTTGAGGGCAGATTATCAGCAACAAATGAATGAAATGATGCAGCCTTTTATGGTTTATGCGGGCGGCATAAATCAGTTTAAGATAGAACAAGATAGACACAAATATGAGGCTTTTATAGAAGATGCATATTCGATGGAAAATAATATAGCTTCATTAGCAGAAGAAGAGAAGAAATACGAAACAGCTGTAAAAATAAAAGTGCTTGGATATATTTTGGGCGCAGACAAAAATCAAGAGACTCCGCACATTGTTATAAGAGAAAACCCGGTAGAAATAAGATTTCAGCGCGAGCGAGTTATGATGGGTGACATTGAAGACGAAATGGCATCAGAAAAATTAAGATCTTTGTAGAAGTTAGTTTTTTGAGTTTTGATTAACTAATTACTGTAGCATACATATTACGGCTTCAGGAGAGTTATAAGCATGAGCGAAAGAAAATTTAAATTTGTTTCACCGGGTGTATTTTTAAATGAAATAGACAATTCGGTATTGCCCGCAGATCCACAAGATATTGGTCCAATTGTTGTTGGTAGAACTCGAAGGGGCCCTGCAATGCGGCCCATCCGCGTTGAATCGTTTGCAGAGTTTGTTGATGTTTTTGGTGAACCGCACCCTGGCGGCGACGGCACCGATGTTTGGAGAAATGGCAATTATCTAACTCCACTATATGCATCATATGCTGCACAAGCATGGTTAAAAAATTCACCAACAATTAATGTTGTTAGGCTATTAGGCAAAGAACACACAAATAGAACTGCTGCTAGTGCAGGCGCCAGCGGCGGCCAAGCTGGCTGGGCAACAACAAAATTTCTAGATGCAGCTAAAGCAGAATCAAGCAACGGCGGCGCTTACGGCATGTGGGTGTTTCCATCTGAGTTGTCGCACTCGGTGGCGGCCACCCACAGTACCTTAACTGGCTCTGGCGTCTTAGCTGCTGTTTGGTATGTTGATCAGGGTTCGGTTGGCCTGACAGGCACAGACACTCATGGCACCTCACAAAACGAAGCAGTAAAAGCTGGATTTATCGCATCAGACGCTGATGGTGATTTTACTCTTGTGATTACAGGTAGCAAAAATGATGTTGGCGATGTCAATGCCAATTCAACAAAAGTTAAATTTAATTTTAACAGAGGTAACAGAAATTATATTCGCAACGTATTTAATACAAACCCAACTCTTGGATCAAGCGTTGCAGCAAAAACTTCGTCTTATTGGCTTGGGGAAACCTTTGAAACGGCAGTGACGGACACTGCCAATTCGCGAACAAGGTTTCTTCTTTCTTCTTCTGTCGGCGGTCGCGACGCGCAGAACTTTGCCAATCAGTCAAATAAATACTGGGGCATTATTCTTGGATTGGGCAGTCGTGTTGCAACCGACAAAGAACATTGTCGCAGACACACTGGGAAATCTGAAGGAGCCACAGGTTGGTTTTTTGCACAGCATTTTGGAGCAACGGCAAGTTTTGATGCAACAAATATGCAGGAATTATTTAGATTTCACGGTTTGGATCAGGGCGAGTGGGTGCAAAATAATTTAAAGATCTCGGTTACAAATCTTAATTATTCATCTGATAATTTCAATAAATATGGCACTTTCGACGTTGAGCTTAGAAGAATTGGCGATACTGACAGGGCGCCGCAAATTGTTGAAAAATTCAGCAACTGCAATTTAAATCCAAATTCGACAAATTATGTTGCAGCCAAAGTTGGTGATATGTACGTCACCTTTGATGCAACTCAGCGTAGCCTATTCGAAAAGGGTGCGCACCCAAATCGTTCAAAATATGTTCGAATTGAGATGAATAAAGATGTCGACGCCGGCTCAACTAATGAAGAATATTTGCCTTGGGGTGTAAATGGGCCTCCGCAATATAAAGATTTCTTCTGGAATTCCGGTTCTATCGGCTATACCGCCTATGCAACTGATTCACTAAGCGCTTCTTTCTTATCGACTGGTTCGGCTGGTGATGGTGGCCCAATACATGCAGTGCCCGCTGATGGCGGCGCGAAGGCTGCGCACGAGCCGGGTGTTGGGGTGTATTCGTTCCAAGCTGATGATCTCGGAGCAGAGACATTTGTGCAAGGCTATGATGTCAGCGCCGGCGGCGGCGGTATCACTGGTTCTACTC